CCTTCTAATAGCAACCTCATTTATAATAGGGCGAACGTCTCCACTCACCGGATGCGGTGTGAAGTCTAGTCCCAAGTCTTTATAGAATGCGATATCTGCCATTTTTTTCTTTTATTTATGTTGATTGTTCTGCCGTTTTGGCATCTTGAATTTCTTTTCTGCGTTCTTTTGTTGCTTTACTTAATTCAGCTAATGCTTTTCTTGCTCTAGTTCCAGCCGCTTTGTTGCCTTTGATTTCAAATTTTTCGTTCTCTGCGAGATATGATTCAAATAAATTCACTAAATTTTCGTGGTTTGTCATGTTATTTCCTTATAAAATGTTGACATTTGCTTGACATAGTGTTACACTACTGTGTAGCCTATGATTTTAATTAAGTATTAGCCACCGGTAAGGTAGCCGCTACTGCAATTGCGATATCTTGCAATACATCCTTATCTTCTAGGGCTTTTATCCTAGCAAGAATTTCTGCAAGAGTTGTATTGTTTACGCTGTCGGAAAAGATTAAATTGTTACTTCCGTTCAACGTTAAATTTGTATTTGAACTGACAATACTGTTATTAGAGGATTGTATCGAATAGTCATTACTATCAATCGTAACAGTATTTGAAGAATCTATTGTAACATTTCCAGTATTCGCAATTCTAATTGTAGCATTGTTTACTTCCCATAAAACATCATTCTTATTAGAGACACTTGCAAAATTTCTTGTTAAACTATGTGGTGTGCCAAAATATTCTGCGGCCGCCTCAGGTATAGCAGGTAAGTATCCTAAAATTGCTGGCTCTTGTGCAGACAACGCATCTAAGAAGAATCCAAATACCCAATCACCAAGTCTAGGAGTCCCGTAAAGATTAGGGGTATTCAATGGATGAATAGATACAGCCCAAGGTAAGTCTTCAGTCGGAACTAAATTAGTTGACTTCGCTGGATGATATCCGAAACATCTCACTTTGCATCTGCCTAGCGTCAATGGATCGTCAATGTCTTCAACAATTCCAATCCACCAAACAAATCCATCTTGCCCAATAAAATTTGCCATTAATTATCCCAAATGCTTAAAATATTGAATTTGTCTCTCTTGACTTGCAACCCATTCATCTGATGGTTTACCTTCACCCTTATAGTAGCGTAACGGCTTGCCTGTCTTCTTAGAGACTAGCGCCCACTTGCCATCTACTTGTTTAAGTACTTCAGTTAACTCTGCACCAAAAACTTCTTCTTCCCACTCTTCTTGTGAAAGTGTAGTGCCTTTAATAAACTCTTTAAATTTCATAACTTGTCCAATTCTGATGTGTCTACTGAACCTGGAGGAACGTTATCACGTATCCAAGTCAGCAATTGTTTTTTCACATCAAGTTCTGTCTTTGCGGGCTTTCCTGGTTCTTTAAGTGTCAAGTACTTAAAATCTTTAATGACAGGATTTCCTTTTGAGTCTTTATATGCCCTGTTTGTTTTTGGATCAACAATAAAGACTGTATTCTCAGGATTATTTAGAATGACATAAACACCACCTCTGACAGAAGGTGGCATAGCATTTGTTACTAAATTATAAACTGTTTCGGCAGCCCCTTTGTGTGTTGCTAATAGAATATCTTCTGGCACAACTCTTGATCTACCTTTATTATTTTGAATTGCAATTTGATAATTTGTCAAAACCCAAGTTACATGAATATTTTCAGATTCATATCCAGCATTAAATAATTTTGGTAAAACAGAAGTCATATCATCAACTTCTTTAAATGTGCTATCAAAAATAATATTTGGCAACTGACCCTTTTCCGCACCAGCAAGCATTAAATCTAAAGTTTTATCTTTAACACCGGTTGCACGAACAAGAACGTGCAACATATAAACGTTAGTAGGAGTTCTTAAATTTAAATCACCTAATCTTAAATTTTTATCAATCAATTCTTTTTGAATAAGGTCTTTATCTTTTGATGAAATTTTATCGCCATATTTTGCAAGCAAATCTTTAGTCGTAAATTTTTGAATGGCATCTAATTTTTGAAATGCTTTTTTTAATTCATCAACGTCACGGACTTTAAAGTCAGATCCTTGCATAAAATGTTGAATAGCAAAACCTTTGCCCGAGCCTGCACCACCAGCAAGAAACACAATCTGTCCGTACTTTGCGCCTTTGTTGTAAAGAATTTGTTTCTCTACAAGTTCATATGCTTTGTAGTCTTTTAAATCTACATATTCTGAAAATTTGAGTTTCATTTTTTTGACCTTTAGGGTATTAGTCTATTTAAATTTATTGGAGAAGAACCTCTTGTTAGTTCTAATCGTTTTATGTAAGTTGCTCCAGACAAACTATGTTGAACGCCTGACACAAAATATCTACCTGAATGCATTGCATCGGGCAAAGGTGTGCTAGAATTTAATGATAATTGTCTGTCATATGCACTTGGAATAACAAGGTTCACTACATGTCCAACACCAATTGAATTTGTTGCGCCCTGAATATCTACTTCAAGTTTATGTAAACTTTTAGATAAACCAAACATATTATTTGGCAACCAAGACTTTCTATCAACAGGATCATTTATTGACGAAAAAAACAATTTTCTTCCTGGTATTTCATTTTTATTGTTATCGTATGTATTGAAAATATTTTTATCATCTAGCAATTTATTTTCGTAAAAATCACCAGTATCTCTATTTTTATATCCAAACTTCTCTACATTATAAGTTCTATTGATTGGATTTATAGCAGTCATTGTGGTGTTATAAAGACCCAAAGTCATACACTCTAGATGATTGAAATTTTCTTGATATGCTAGTCTTACTGCACGTATTTTTTTACCTTCTATTTTTGCATCTTGATTTAGATTAAAATATATGCTGTGTATTCCACCAGTTATAGAATCTTCTATTAATTTTTCATAGCTTCCAAAATAATGTGATGATGCAAATTTACTACCATCAGGATATGTACCCATAACTGGAACAAAACGTTCATAGAATATAAAAAACTTATTTTTTACGCAAGCACGTTCGGCCATCATTGTGATTGCTTTGTGTGGCATTATTCCAGTAGCAATAAAAGGTTTAGTTAACGTAACTCTTGAGTCTTCTACTGCTAAATCGTTATTCGACATTTCTCCGAACATTGATAGAACGGCATCTTTAATGTTTGTATTTTTATAACTTTTAAATAGTAATTTTTTTGTGGAATCAACAAAAGATTTTGATGTGAAATATAATGTATAACGTCTAGTTAAATTTGTGTTATCAACTTCATACTTACCAATTTTAGTTATAATTAAATCTTCTCTCCAAACAATAATTTCATTTGTAGCTGGCATAGAAAATTTTAATGCAATACGTTCACCACCTTCTATTTCCCATTTTTCTAGCGCACCGCCAATATCATTGATTGTCACGGACCCAATTATGAAAGCTGAAAATACATTTTCATCTATATTAAATCCTGCGAAAGAATCCAACAATGAAATTCTCACACCTTGGCGAGTTATGATTGACAATTCATTAATGATAACGTCTCCACCAATTTGTGTTTTTGGTGGAGAAGTTTTAATTATCGATACGTTATTTGGGTTATCTATCTCATCATTAGACACCGCCCCAAATGCATTAGTTATTTCATATTTCATATTTCATATCTTAAACAATTGGTTTTATAAGCATACTTTTTAGTCCAGAATCTAATGCACCTAAAGAACTCTTTTGCATTATTTTGATTTTAGACTTGTTTGTATTTTTTCTCAATTCCCATTCGTATATTGTTTCGGAACGTCTTTTTGATGACGATAATTGCGTCCATTCAATAACATCTATGATATTTCCTGATATGTCATAGTAGTATTTTGTATTTTGCATTGCGTAGTCTAAACTTCCATACTTTTCTATAATATAATTCCTAAACTCTTCGCTATCTCTCGGCCAGTCATCATATATGTTATACATGTTATTTGTTAATAGTATAATCCAATCGTACTCTGGACTTCCATATAATTTGTATGAAACATAGTCTGGACTTTCTCCATCACCAATCACATATGGAGTATATGATATACCCCTAAACTCTTTTATATAATTTTTTATTCTAGACACAACAGTAATGTCGATTGCCTTCAAATAATTATGATCGTCAATTTTATAACGAACTTTTGGATAATTAGTGAATATACTCATTTTTAGAAAATTGTTCTAGTTGCTGAAGTTGTACGCTCATCGACAAGCGTTCCGGTTGTTGGCAATGAAGTCTCTCTTAAATTAATCGTCATCGTTACTTCACTTGGATAGTATTTGTCGCCGCCTCCAGAACTAAAAAATACCATTTTATTTTGAGATCCATAATCAACTGAAACGTTTTCAATTACACACATTTCACTCTCAAACAATTCAGCTAACGCAGTATTTGCTCCAGTATTTTTTTGCAGAAGTAATTCAAATTTACATGTATCTGGATATCCAAAACTGTAAACGGTATTATATGCCTCACCACCTATTCCATTAGGACCTAAAAACGCATATACATCTTGATTTGCTTTATTTGCTTCTTCAGCGGCCTTCAACTCATCGCCTGTCAAGTTTGAGAGATCATTAACCCCATTAACAGAGTCTGCTACACCAGGACCGTTTGGATCATTCCCTTTTGGTGATGATGCATATCTAAATGTATTGACGATATTCATCATGTTTTCTGCTTCATCATAACTAGTTGGTCTCATTGTAAATGGTAATGTGAACCTTCTAAATGTTGGACCTTGATAAATTAATTGTTGGAAATTATTTAAAAATCTCTTTGATATAAATTCGTATTGTGATTTTCCACCCAATCCAGCAGACTGTATGAAACCTTGTGCGCCTGCACTTGCAAATTTGAGTTGTTTAAATACTGCTTCTAGACCAGATGATCCAGGTTTAAAAAGTTGTTTTAATCCACCAAAAACACTATCGGATGCGTTTTCGTCTGGACTACCAAATATGTTTTGACTTTCTTGATATCCATTACTCAATGTTGTTTGAAACGTTCCTCCCATGCGTATAAATACGGTTGGGGATTCAGCCGATAGATTTTCTGCAAATGCATCATAGAACTGAAACCTAGCCATCGTAGCTACAAAATCTGCATGTGAATCGTTTGTTCCAAAAAATAATGTACCTGATGTAGGATAACCACCGACAGTTTGATTTATTTTAAACGGTTGTTGCGCCACGTTTTATTCCTTTTTTATTGAAAACTCATTACTCTATTTATGTCATACAAAGGTAAATTTAAGCCTAAAAACTATCAAAAGTACAAAGGTAATCCAACTAATATTGTATATCGTAGTCTACTTGAACGCAGATTTATGGTGTATTGCGATGAAACTCCATCAATTCTTGAATGGTCTTCAGAAGAAGTTGTCGTGCCGTATGTATCTCCTGTTGACAATCGTTATCATCGATACTTTGTCGATTTCTGGATGAAGTACGTAGACAAGAATGGAAACATAAAAACTGTTTTAATTGAGGTTAAACCGGATATACAAACACGCCCACCAGTCAGAAAAAACACACCAAACGGCAAACCAACTAGAAGATTCATCAATGAAGTGATGACATGGGGCGTTAATCAAGCAAAATGGGAAGCGGCAACAAAATACTCTATTGAAAGAAATTGGGAATTTAAAATCATAACCGACAAAGATTTGAGATAAATAGAAGTATGGCTATATTCGATAACATACTAATTAAAGGCGCACAACAAGGTGTCGTTCCCGCAAAAACTAAAGTTGCAAGGGAATGGTACAGATCGGCTGCCGGAAAGTTAATGGGAAACATATCTCCAAGTACATTTGAAAAACGTACAGATGAAGCACGTAAAGTTCCTACTATGGAATTTGGATATATGTATGCATTTAAATATGATCCAAAACACAAAGCTGACTTACCATACTATGATACATTTCCATTGATATTTCCCGTGAAAATGGAATCTGATGGATTCTTAGGAATTAACTTTCATTATTTGCCTCCAATTCTACGTGCTAAATTAATGGACGCTTTGTATTCAACGTTGACAAATAAAAAATATGATGATAGCACAAGAGTTAGAATTTCATATTCTATTTTGCAGAGTGCATCTAAGTATAGATATTTTAAGCCAACACTTAAAAAATATTTACGTGCCCATGTGCGTTCTCAGTTTTTAGAAATACAAGTACAAGAATGGGACATTGCTTTGTTTTTACCAACAGAGTCATTCAGAAAAGCAGACACTGGTCGTGTTTGGGAAGAATCACGTAAGAAATTAGGAAGAACATAAAATGGCATTAGAAGAAACAGAATTAGACCCAGTAGAAATTATAGCTAAAAGAAGATCATTTAAAATTTCGGATTTAAGAACCAAAGTTGGTGCTGTAGCACGACCAAATTTATTTAATTGTTATTTGAGTGGTTCGGGAGCATTTGATATTTCTATACCAAATTTTAGTTTTAGGTGCGAAAAGGCTGAATTTCCAGGAAGAACAATTGCAACAACAGATGATACGCATTCTGGACCTACATTGAAACTTCCATATGACATGACGTATAATGACATTACTCTATCTATCATTTGTTCTGAAGACATGGAAGAACGCATGTTCTTTGAAAGATGGATGGATCTTATTGTAAAACCAGCAAGTCAACCTGATGCAGGAACAATTGCATATCACAGCGAATATGCAAGAGGTTTAAAATTACATGTAGAACAACTAAGTGGAAATGGCTATTCTATTGCAGAATATGTTTGCCATGATCCTTATCCTATAGCAATAACGCCAATGAATGCAACATGGGATGAAGTAAATACATATCAGCGTTTTGGTGTAACTTTAACATATAGATATCATACGTACTCTTAACGTTTGACATTTTATAATTTTTTATATAACTGGAGAAAATACTATGGCTTTACCTAAATTTAACAACCCAATTTTTGAATTGACTTTACCATCTACTGGCCAAGCAGTCAAATACAGACCATTCTTAGTAAAGGAACAAAAACTTCTTTTGCTTGCTTTAGAAGGCAACAATCAAAATGAAGTTTTGACTGCAATTAAACAGATTGTTGGTAATTGCGCTATCGATGATATTGACCCAAGCAAAATTGCATTATTCGATTTAGAATATTTCTTTATGAGACTTAGATCAAAATCTATTGGTGAATCAATTGATTTGAGATTGAGACATCCAACAGGATTCAATTCTAATAATGAAGAGTGTGACCACATGACTCCAATCTCAGTAGATTTGCTAGGTGTTGAAGTTGAGAAATTGGAAGATCATACGGATAAAATTATTCTAGATGATGAGACTGGAATTGGTGTTAAACTTAAATATCCAAATGTGGACATGGCAATTGCAACAAATAAAACTATTGAAGGCAAGAACCAAATGGATATTGCCACAGATGCAATCATTAACAGCATCGAATACATTTTTGATAAAGAAACAGTATACAAAAAAGAAGATTCTACCAAGAAAGAATTGGTTGAATTCATTGAGAATTTAACTCAAGATCAATATTTAAAACTTACAAAGTTTTTTGAAACTATGCCAAAGTTAAAGCACAAAGTAGAGTGGACTTGCAAAAAGTGTGGATGTAGAGATGACGTAACTTTGGAGGGCTTGTCAAATTTTTTCGGCTTCTGATGGGGTCTGAAAATTTAGCAAACTACTATAAAACTAACTTTGCGTTAATGCAACATCATAAATATGATTTGGAGATGTTGGAGAACTTGATTCCTTTTGAACGTGAATTGTATATTATGCTACTTTCTCAACATATTGAGGAACAAAACCAGCAAGCAGAATTACAAAGACAGCAAAAAGGAAGAAGATAAATGACGACAGCCAAAGAGTATGCAAAATTAAGTGCTAGTGAGCAGAAAAAAGAAGATTGGATGAATGCTAAATGGCGTCCGATGATGGGTTGGATTTATATGCTGACATGTGTGACTGACTTCATTATCTTTCCTATTTTGTGGAGTATTTTACAAGCCGCATTGAAACAACCTGTGACTGCATGGCAACCCATCACCTTGCAGGGTGCAGGTTTATTTCACCTCTCTATGGGTGCTATTATTGGTGTTGCGGCTTTCGGACGTACACAAGAAAAACTAGCAGGAGCAAACAATGGCGGAATGCAACCCTTGGGACAAAGCGTCACAACAACATATGGCTCTCCGTCAGCAGGCGGATTCGGAGCATCCAATACTTTTGGTGCACCAATATCAACACCAAGCTATGGCGGAAATTCAGGCTTTGGAACGCCAACGACTGGGACTGGAGGATTTTCAAAACCAGCAACCGGAAAGTCAGCAAGATTTGCAGAAGCCGATCCCGACTCTGTATTTGACAGAGGGTAATTAACATATGGCAACATTAGGCAATTATGGCGCCGCTCTTGGCGGAATGGCTAAAGAAGCTATCACAGGTACTGCTAAAGGACTTGTAGGTGGGCTGAAGGGTGCAATGATCCGTGAGGCTCCAGGAATTGCTGGCGCATATGCATTTGGTAAAGATTTAAATAAACGTGCAAATTCACAAAGTTCATCACCAAGAATGAGTGGGGTAAATTCGCCTTCACCATCTCTATCACAAACTTCTCCTGGAGCATCATCACCTTTAGGTGGACTACCTCAAGCAGTATCTCTTGTTGCCGAACAACATAAATCAAATGTTATTAATCTTGAAGAAGTTCGTCAATTAAAGCAATTAAATGCTAATGTTATTAATCAATCAAAACTTATATCTTTTAACGTTGAAGACACTAAGCGAAAAAATGTATTTGCAGAAGAAGTTGCAAATGAACAAGCAATTCGTGATGATAAGTTATTAGATGCAATCAATAAGTTGGGCGAGAAGATTGAAAATCTCGGTGGTGTTGGAGGAGGAAAAAAAACTGATGGAGAAGGTGCCGGCGGGTTAGCCTCTGTAGCTGGTCAAGTTGCGGCAGCTACGGCTGGAGGATTTTTAAAAGATGCGCTTAAGTGGATGGGTGGTGCTATTATTAGTGCTATAAGTGCAGGCTGGGTACTGTTAAGAACTTCATTTTTCTCATTTGCGAGGTCGCTTGTATTATCAGCCGCATTACGATTTGGTGGTGGCATGGCTCTTGGTGGAGCCGCCGCTGTTGCGGCACCTGCACTAGCTACAGGCGCATTAGCGGCTGCCATTGTTGCTGGTTTAGCCGCACTATTATGGCCTAGAAATGCTGGTGCCGCAACAGGAAAAAGTGCAGATACTATAACTGGTAGAGATGCCGCAATTGATCCAGAAGGAGCCGCACGAAGAAGAGCCGCTGAAGACGCTACTCAAAAACGTGTACCGTCAAGAAAATTCGTGGGAGATAACAAGAAGTGGTATGAGAAAAGAGCAGACATAGAAGCGAAGTGGGATGAAAAATACGGAAAAACTCACGATCCCGAAACCGGTCTATTAAAAGATCCAAAAGCGACAACAATTTATAATCCTCCTGCGGCCGGAAAAGTTTCTAGTAATTTTGGCGAGAAAAGAAAAGATGCTACAGGAAAAGATGTAACGCATCAAGGCGTTGATATTGCAATGGCTGTAGGTACTGATGTGCGCCCAATTGCACCAGGAAAAGTTACGAAAGTTGTTGCTGGCGGTGCCGGTGCCGCAGGCACATATGTTCAAGTTACTCACCCTGACGGAAAAATTAGTGAGTACATGCACCTTAGTCAAGCACTCGCTAAAGTTGATGATGAAGTTACACCAGCTAGTGTTATAGGTAAAAGCGGCGGCGCAAAAGGTGACGTAGGTTCTGGATCATCAACAGGTCCACATTTACATTTACAATTAAAAACAAGTAGTGGTGAGCCAGTTGATCCTACTAGTTTACCTGGTCTTGCTGGACTGACTAAAGGTGAAAAAGTTTCGCCAGCAGACAATACACCAAAAGTAACTGGTGCCGCTAACAACCCCAACAACAAAAATACAAAAGAAAAACGTCCTGGAACTAAAGTTGAAGTTAATAATAAAGAGGTACAAGACTTTTATGCAGAAGGCAAGTTGCCAAGTCGAACTAAAGGTGGTGGTCTTTTATTTCCTCCTGAAGCAAATGTTCCGAAAAAACCTCCTGAAGCAAGTGTTCCAGAAAAAAAATCTACATGGATGGGACAAACCGATGAGTGGGGTAGTTTAGCTACACCAGTCGCAACACCAACCACAAGATCACTTAGTGGTGGTACTAAAATTGCTGTTAAGAATGCACCAATTAAAACAGAAGACGATAAGCTAAGAAAAGTAACAGAAAATATAGCTAAACAGCAGGGAATAGATCCTAAAAAATCTAGTGCAACACAAACGCCCACACAAAAGCAAAGAGAAACTGCAAGATTAGCTTCTATTGTTAAGCCTTTATACAAGTCTAACACACAATTAATTAACGAAACAAATCAGAAGTTTCTACAGGCATTTAAATCTACTGCTACAAGAGCATTCACTCAAATCTTAACAAAAGAATTACTTCCAAATGGTGTTGGTGTATCATATAAAACTGCACAGCAAGAAAGTAATTATCGTGGTCAGCAATTACAAAAGATTTTTGGAACACAAGCCGCATCACAAAAATTTGCAACTGGACTGTTAGGTAAAACTTACGGTCCTATGTTTGCGCCTTTGTTCAACCAAATGGCGCAAGGTTACTTAGAAGTTGGTTCTAGAATTGCAGGCAAAGCAATCTTTCAGGGCATTGGTGGATTAGGTGCTGAAGAAACAATGGGCCTAACAGGACAAGTTCTTGGTAACTATGCTGCCGGAAAGAAACAATTAGCATTTGAACAATTGTTGTTTGGTATGTCAGGTGGAAGAAAAGGCGGTGGTATTGCATTAGGACCAGAGACTCTTCTTGCTAAGTATGGATTTGATAATCCAGCACAGGGCATTTCATATTTTGCTGGTGGACTTGCAGACATGGCTACTGCACCTCTTGCAAATTTACTTGGTGGTGATACAACTAATGGTGTTACTTTTAATCCAAGAGCAAACAACGGACAAGGTGGCTATATAAACAGAGATGGCACAGCCGCTACACCTGCACAATATGCGGCAGCGGCAAGACAGTATGGTGCATCAATTAATCAAGGACCATTGTTTAGTGTTGCTAATGATAATTTTGGTGGTTCTAGACAAGCAGGTTATAATCCATATGAAACAACGCAGATGCGTGGTGGTCCAAATTCTGTTGTTCAAGGTTATGGACAACAATATGGGTCAACACCTGCGCCTGGACAATTTAGAGTTGTTGCACCAACAGTAAATTCTATTACTGGAGTTTCTACTGCACCAACAATGGCTCAAGCATTCGGATTGACTCCACAACAACAAGCAGGATTATCTAAAGAACAACTTGAAGTTCAACAAGCACAACTTGATTTAGCTAGAATAGAAGGTACTAAAAGGGCTGAAGAAGCAAAAGCTAAATTGGTATCAGATGCAGAATCAAGAGCGCAAGCATTAGGTTTAGAAAAAGATAGTGCAGAATATAATAGAATGGTTGCGGCCGCCTCCGATAGAGGTAACGCAATGGTTACTATGGAAGCCGCAAAATATACTGTTTCGGGTTTAAGTGGACAGGCCAAAGAAGGTGGTGGAACTGAACTACGGAATCCAGGAGATTCACTCCAACTTGGAGATAAAGGATATGTTTCGGGTCAACTATTTCAGAAAAATCTTGCCGGTGAACTTGGTATTGGTAAAGAAATAGGAAACTTTGCATTCGACATGGGTAAGAACATGTTGGGTAAGCAGTTGACACAAAATATTAAGAATCCATACATGCAGATGATTGCAAACTTTGCAATTCAAAAAGGATTGAATAAAGGTGTTGATTGGCTATTTGATAGCAAAGGCGGTGGTTTTGATTTTGGAAAAATGTTTAGTGGACCGTCTAGCACGTGGATGGGACAAACCGATGAGTGGGGTAGTTTAGCTAATGCCGCAGGTGATGTTACTGATGTTGCTACTGCCGGAAGTGATATTGGTGACTTTGCAGACTTATTTGATTGGTTCGCTGATGGTGGTATTGCAACTAAAGCAACTCCTGGTGTTTTTGGTGAAGCTGGTGCTGAAGCTATTATTCCTCTTTCAAATCCTACTGCAACAAAAGCATTGTCTTCAGCTATGGGTACAGACAAACAATTGTCTGCGTTAGGAGACCAAACACAGTTATTGTCTAGCATCGATAATTCACTATTGACAATATCAGGAAAATCAGCTGGTTCTGGAACTAACATTGGTGGTGGAAGTTTATCATCATCAGGAAGTTCTTATATGATGAGTGGCGGCCTAGGTGGAGTTTGGAATCCAACTGCTACTACCTCATCAGGACTTAAACCTGGAGTTAATGCAGGAAAACCTGGTGCTCCTAGCACAATGGACATTGTTGGGTCTATAGCAACTAGTATGGCAAAATCATACGTAATTAAAACTGCTATCGGTGCGGCATTAAATCTTGCCGTTCCAGGAACTACAGCCGCTTTAGCCGCAGGATTTGAAGGTGGTATTATGGCTGGCGTATCAAATGCAGTTGGTATGGTTCCAGGATTTGTTAGTGCCGCAGGAACTAATATTTCAAGTGCTTTAGGTTTGGGTGAAGGTGTTGGTGTTTTAGCGTCTGGTGCAAGTTCTGTTGCTAGTGCTTTAGGTGCTACTGAAGTCGCCGCCGCATTTGCGTCAGAAGGTTTGATGGCTGGCCTAGCCGCTATGGGACCTGTTGGTTGGGCAGGGCTTGCTGTTGTTGGTGTTGCGGCCGCATTAGGATATGGCGGTGGCGGTGGTGGAGGAAGTGCGCCTCCACCAAAAGAACCTAAATTCCATGCCGCAATCTATGTAACAGGAAATAACAATATTGATGCGATAGCGCCAGTATATGAAACAGTCGATTATCATGCAGTTCCTGATGTATACAAAACGATTGCGTATGGTTTATTGCGTGTAGCTTTCAATACGGCAAAGGCAGCCGAACAAGTTACAAAAATGGCGTCTCCATTTGACTATCTATACATTAAAGTCGAATATAATAGAATTTCTTTATGTTGGGGTAAAGGCGCACCTAATGCAAATACTCTAGCGACAAGTGATGCTAATCAAGTCGGTTCATGGGGTCCACCAAGCAAAGAGCAAAATCTTAATGCTGTTGCAAGTGATATTGTAGATTTAATTAATAAAGAATTTAAAAAGACAGCAAACGCACAACAACTAACTAAACTAGATACTGCGGCTAAAGCATTGGGTAACATGACATTAGACCAATTGAGTTCTGGTTTGATTCAAGACTTGAAGACTGGTGAGTTCAAATTAGATAAATCTGTAGAAAAAGGAATATATGCAAATAATGTAGCCGAATCTAACAGAATTGGTTCCCTAATTAATGCATCATCTACTCATGCAGGATATGTGTCAACTGGAACGTCAGCAGAATATGATGCCGATGGTAATTTGATAAAGGAAGGAACCACAGGCGGAACTCCTATGATTTGGAGTATGAAAGATAACGCATATGTTGACGCTACTAAGTCTCCTGGTGCATTACTATTAGATGCACAAGGAAGACCTGTGTATGATATTCCAGGAACGTCAGCAGGTTTAACTGCTGAAGATTTTGGTGGAACAGACGTTGTTGGTATTGATAGACCAGCTAACTTGTATTCTCCTACTACAGGAAGTGTTACTTCGGGTTCAGGTTCTGGCGGCACTGTTATTAGCGCACCATCAAATACAAAAATTGATAACTCAGCGGTGAATAATTTCTATAATAACGTATCAAATTCTTTAGATATGTTGAGAAGTACAGGACCTAAATAAAAAAGGGAAAGCATTTTATTGCTTCCCCAAAGTCTCACAGGAGAGAAATTACAAAAGATTAATCTTCAGCAAGTTTTTCAAAGTAACTCAAATCCTCATCGTCATCATCAACTGAGTCTGCAACTGTAGGTTTCTTAGCAGATGTTGCCGCAGGTTTTGCTGTTGAAGCAGTAACTGGCACATTAGGTTTAGTGGAGTAGAAATTATCTCCAGCAGAACCATCATCAAGCCCAAGCACTTTATTCAAACGTGCTTTCAATTCATCATAAGACTTGAAATTCTTTTCGCTTAAGAATTCAGACAAACTAAACTCTTGCTTCCAGATACGCTCTAAGTCATCTTCATCGCCAGACAAAGGTGCTGGTGATTCAAACTCAGACTTATCATAGTTCTGATAACCTTCAACTTTACGAATCTTCAACTTGAAGTTCGCACCTTCCCAAAGGTCGAATGGGTTGACAGGAGTTTCATCTTCAAACTCAGGATTCATCAAGTCATTCAACTTGTCGAAAATCTTCTTACCGAATTTGAACAATTTAACTGTTCCGTCATTATCAGGATTTGCAGGGTCCTTGATAACATAGATGTTTGCGATATACTGCAACTTACGTTTTTGCTTACGTGCAATATCTTTGTTAGCATCAGAACCAGAGTTCCAAAGGATGCTATTGTGTTCAGATACTGGATCCTTTTTGTTGAGTGTAGTCAACGAATTTTCAATGTACCATCCACCAGGACCTTGGAATGAATGATTGAATACTTGAACCCAAGGTACATCTTCGCCTGCGGGTGCGGGAAGAAAACGGATCGTTGCGAAACCGTTACCTGCTTTGTCTACTGTGGGTTTCCAGAATCGGAGGTCTTCATAAGACTTCTTACCCTCTTCTTTATTTGTGAGTTTGGAAACTGCGTCTGTGAGTTTTTCCAAATCTTTGGTGCGTGACTTTTTCAAATCTGCAAATGATGTTGATGCCATATTAGTATATTCCTCGTATGTTAAGTATTAAATGTATGTTTTGCTTGTCCACTTTTATCATAATCTACTATAGTATATAGTCTATCATAATTCTCTACAGGTGTCAATAGTCGGCAAACCTTCTTTGGTTTACGCATTACTGCCGACACCACTACGTCACTACTAATTCTCTGAGCGACTTTTTCATCCTTGCCGTATCGTAATTTAAAAAGGGCTGGTACTTTTTGCATAACTTGCTTACCTCTTTGTAGATTGGGTCATGTATCATTGTATCATACCTTTTGACAAAATGCAATAGTGAATTCAATATTGCTAGTGTCTCCAGACTGATTTCTCCTCTTAAGTATTTCTTGATGATTGGTGGATGGTCGCCACCTTTCGCATTAAAAAATTCATTCAGTTCGTCTGGCTTCCAACCAGAAATAAAATCCATCTCATTTTTAAATACATACGTCAAAGATTCTTGTTTACGTTTCCATTTTTTGTATCGTTCTTCACATTCTTCAGAGAGAAGTTCGCCAACCCAAATTTTTGTGTCGTGCAAGAAATTAGAAACTAAAAATTCTTCTAAGTAAGCATCTTTACGATTACCGAGTTTAGCAAAAAAGATTTTGTCTTTACGTTTCAAAAAAGAATCGTATGTGACATTGACTTTCTTGTTGTACTTGAACCAATCGTAACTGTCTTGCGTGAAGTGATTTTTAACTCCCAAATAAACTTTGTATGCGTCTATAGCATCCATCTTCATTAATCGTCCACCTCAATAGGCAATCTTGCTTTCGGTGCAATCATCTTTAACTTCATTGCTTCACCCTCAATAGAAGATTTCATACGTGGTGTAATTAAAGATGCCGCAGTTTCGACTTCAACGTTTTTAATTGAGCAGTACTCTAAGATAGCATCAATCATTGTGATAGGATGTTTATCACGTTGTATCTGTTTAATCTCTGCCTCAAATTCTTTCTGTGTTAAAATCTTAAGACTCATCAAATGAAACTCTCATTGAAGTAATTCGCCCGTTTCGAAATGTTCCAGATGCGTTTGGAGTGCTTGCGGGCTTTGCAGTACGAAACATAGGATTTTTCATATCACTCTCCGATGCATAGTAACTTAGTGGATATCCATTCTTGCGTTGGTAAGTTTTAACTTTAACTTGTTTTTTCACGATACTCATTTCAAAGTTCCTTTTACATTCTATAAAAAATATGACCTTCGATAGTCGCAACTTTCGTCACCTTACTACGCCATGATGGTTTAATATCAATAGCATGAAAATGTGTTGCGCCTTCTAATAGTTTAATTATATCTGATCCACCTGTTTTTGTCAAGAGCATCTTAGCAACTTCATAGCACTCTTTCCATCGTTTGCTGTTTGATGGTGGTGTACTTGCAACTTTGCTATTATACCATGAGAACTGTTGTGGCTCAGTTACAACATCACGGATGTTTTTTGGAAATCTGCTGTCATGCAATCTGTTGAGTGTGACTGCACCAACTGCCATTTTACCGATTAGAGGTTCGCTACCTGCTTCGTAATAGATGTTCATTGCCATCCAATATAGGTCCGACTTACTAGAATTTTTTGGTGCGCCAGCGGCATCTTGAATTTCTTTTAATGATGGCAATTCAGTAGCAATCACATTTGTAGAAAATAGTGCCGATACAAATACTACAGCCGCTAATAGTGCTTTCATATTGTTCCTTTCTTTAGTGCCCACTAAATTTTAGTGGGTCTTTTATTTAGCATTTAACTAATGTGCTTAGTAAATGTGGTCCATCCCATGTTTGGCTTTCGATTCTGAATTGACCTTTGAAGCCATATACTTCTTTAGCCCACATTCTTTCATTGTCGAAATAAAATGGAAATGTTTGTTCTGTGATGATGTTCACATGTGTTGGATCCCAAAAGGCAGCCGCATGAGGAAATGCAGGTGTCTTTGAATAGAATTTTCCTCCAACTTTCAATACTCGCCAAATCTCACTCATCAATTCTACAAATGGATATCTACGATTTGGATTATACATCAGTCTAGGAATGTGTTCGATGAAATCATGTGCAGTCACATAATCAAAGAAATTATCAATAAACGGAATTGGTTCAATAACTAAATCTGCCCGTGTGATTTTATTCTTAGTATCATCTCTAACATCAATACCATATACATGTTTTGCGTTAAATGGATTTTTAGGATACTCACCACAACCTAAATCAAGTGAATAAGTTTCTTCTGGTTCTTTAGTGTATCGAATAATGTCTTCGCTACAATCTGTTACTTTAGGTAAATCTTTACTCCATAATTCTTTTAGTGTTTCTGCTGTCATAACACCATTTGGTCCATGATAGTGATGGCTTCCCCATCCACGAATTCTATCGTGTTCTGGTACTTTATTTTGAATCTGCAACCTACGTTCAAGCATACCTCTACTAGCAATACAATTTGCATAGTGGAAAATCATCATCTCTTCATTGTTGAATGAGGCAAAATGGCGACCAACATCATATTCCATCGTCTTCACATTATGCAAACTTCTAGCACGGCGAGCCATGAAGTCTGTCTTATAGTGAATACCTTGTTTCTTCTGTGCCCACAAAGGTTTAGTTCTGTCTAACTCACCATCTGGATTCCAATCCCAGAATGTGATTGTTGGAATTAAATGTTGTGTAGACCTAATGGTGTCTGCTAAAAACTTTTTATAATCGCCAACTAAAAATTCTGTGACATTCAAACAAATGCGCCAGCCTTCAATCTTGCGTTCATATTCTAATACTTCAACGTCAACAAGTCTAGCATTAAATTCTGAATTTTTAGATTGTACAACTTCCCATGTCGGACAAATCTCTTTGATGATTTCACGGGACCTGTCTGTAGATGCATAGTCGATAATGATACCATGATCGAAAATTTTCTTATGATGTTCTAGCCACCAAGGTAGAATATATTCTTCATTATAAATGTGTGCAATTACTGTTGATGCCATTGTGTCCTCAATTTTCAATTAAACTTGTATCTATCAAAATCGGTACTGTGCTTGTTTTTAATAAGTTCTCAACTGATCCAGGTTTTACATTTGGGTTTCTCAATTGTCCAAACTCATAGAATGAACGTCTAGGTCCACCAACATGACAAATGCCTGTTTGTTCACTTAAACATTTCTCTGCAATCTTAGGTGCAATAATATCTATGTACTCTTTAGATGAATACTTATCTGTAAATGCTGTGTCAAATGGAAAATCAACATCGCAAAATTCTGTTCGTATCACTAAAGATTTTTCATAAATTAGAGTAGCCATCTCACCAGCAACTTTAGATTTTGCATATCGTGTTAATGGATTAGGCAAATCTGTATGTGTGTAGTTTCCTTTTTGTCCATCGAATACATGTGACGATGAAATAAAAACAAATCTAGCATTCTGATTCATCGCATGTTTTAATGCGTTACATGTGCCTTGAATGTTTGTTTCAATTGTGCCAATAGGATTTTTTTCTGCATCAGCAAATTTTGCGATAGCCGCACAATGAATAACCAAATCGCAATCAAATAGTGTAAAGAAGAGTGGATCGGTAATGTCTAACTCACTACTACTAGGTGCAATGATTTCATGTCCTCTTACTCTTAAATGGCGAATTAAATTTCTGCCAAGAAGTCCTGATCCACCAGTTAACAAAATTTTCATTTGCCTAAAACTTTCTGAAATGTTGTTATGTTAGAATATTCATCACTATCGAAATTATAGCTTAACGGATCCATATTGTCAAGTATCTCAGCCAAAGAGTCTAGAGGGGTAAATTGTGCTTTGAAACCTAACTCATCTTCGATTTTTTCTGTACTCACTTTGTAGTTACGAACATCATTGTTTTCGTTGATAACTAAGTCAACAACATATCCTCTTTTTCTCAACTCTCCGTGAATTGCTTCACCCAACTGACCAATCGTCATATTGCCGCCAGAAAGATTATAAACACCAGACACATTCAAGTCTGCTTCTAACGCTTTTTGATATCCCTGAATCACATCACGAATATCTACAAGTGGGCGCCAAATCTTTGGATTATTAACTACAATCTTTTGTGTAGTGAATGCACTCTTCAACATAGTGTTCACAACTAAGTCGTAACGCATCTTTGGAGACCAACCACCAACTGTGCCTTTACGAAACAAAATTGGTTTGAAGTTATCATCTTCTAATGTTTCTAAGCCACGTTCACATTGTAGTTTAGAAATACCATATGCATATGCAGGTTTAACAAGACTGCTTTCGTTCAATGTTTTATTCTTAGTGAATCCATATACGCTACAAGAACTTGCACAAATAAAACGTTTTACTCCAGCTTCTTTAGCAATGAATGCAAGATACATTGGCGCAGAAGAATTCTCAATGAAGTTTAAGTCTGGTCTAAACATTGCCATTGGATCATTAGATAATCCAGCAAGAAACATAATTGCATCATATGAAGTCAACTCTGCGGGTTTGATATCCCAA